AGCAATGAAGCTTCATATAATCCATGAATATCATTGTTGTCATATATGCCAAGCATATCTTCTCGATCACGCTCAAACAACAATGCTGCAAAATCACAAAGTTGAGAATGCGTCATTGATTCAAAATAAAATCAGTTTCAAGAAATAATTTTCCTCTGCTGCATCTTATTGTGACGTCCCTGATCATTTTCCAAGCCATGCTTTCTATTTTGTCCGTAAATTTCAAATCCATTCTAAAATCCTTGGTATCTTGAAAATCCATATCCAATCGTGCTACTATGCTGTTTGTCATGATAATTTCCTTTAAAAAGTCTTCATGATACGGTGATAAAGAACTGATCCTTCTTTATCACCACTTTACTACAACTAAATCTTAATCGGTTTTAAGTCTATTGTAAAGCACTATTTACATTTTAGCGCCATATTTTAAAAGTAATGAAATAATTTTATTTTTTCTTTCTTCTGAAATGTCAGATTTATCCACGATTCTATCTAAAGCCGTTGATCCATAAGTAGATTTAGCATTTACATCAGCACCATTTTCAAGCAAAATTTTAATTCCATCAAGATTGGCAGAATTCGAAGCTTTCATTAAAGGTGTAAACCCAAATGTTTTGTTTTTAAAATTTACATCAGCACCATTTTCAATTAAATGTTTTATTATTTCAATATTTCTAAATCTGGATGCTGTGCATAAAATTGACTCTCCTTCTTCATCTATTAAATTAGCATCTATTTTTGATTTGATTACTTTTTTAATTTCATTTACATCGTGACTAAAAACAAAATTAAAAATCTTATGGATTTCTAAACTTGTTTTCGCTCCATTTTTAATCAAAAAATTACAAAAATCTTTTGATCCTGTTTTTAACTGTGTATCTAAATACGTTGCACCCCCCAAAAAACCATTATCTTCTATTTTATTAAGATCAAATAATCCACTTTTTAACATTTCTTTAATTTTTTGAATTTTGCTTTCTTCGGCTAATTCTATTAATGCATTCATGTCTTTTTCCCTTTGTTAGTAATGTTGCGTGTTGCGATTACAACTAAATCTTAATTGGTTTTAAAACAAAAGTCAACCTGCTTTTTTATGTTTTTTGATTAATTTTTCCATTTGAACAGAAAATTGATCGTAATTAGATAAAAACACCTCAAAAAGGTCGGATGCAGTAAATTTTTTTCTGGCAAATCCTTCATAATCTTTGCTTAATACCTTAACCACTTTTTTTAAGTAAAAATAATTGTCTTTAGTGAAGTTTAAAGTAGTAATAAAATTTCTTTTTTCTTCTCTGATTTTACCTTTGCCGAATGTTTCTTGAGTCATTTTTCTCTCCTATTTCTATATTGTTAAAAATTTGATAATCTTCATTTCTTTAATGGTTCTAGGCTCATTATATTGCTTAAAATCAACTAAGAAATGTTTTTGGTTTGATTCAAAGTTTATAAGGCTGCTTCTTACTGACAAATAAAGCCTATTTATTAACGTTTGAATCGATTCATACTTGTTTTTATCTTGTAATTTGTTTGTGTTTGAAAGCTGATCAAATAATACAAAAGAAACAGAAAACATTTCTTTTAAGCCGTCATTAACGTTTTTGTGTGTCATAAAAAGGCTTAAATTTATATTAACATTCCGTTCATGTAATAAATCAGGTATTTTGCTAGCGGGCAAAAGATTTCCTTTCATGTCCTCAAACCCAACTATTTTGCCTTGTTCGTTTGTTGAATGATTTTTTAACATTAAACTTAATAATTCTAAATCTAACAGCAATAAATAATGATATTTAGGCATAGTCCATTTATTAAAAAATATTGTTTTCCTGTATAAATAACTTAAAATTGACGATCCCAAATAAGCAAAAATCAAATATATTGCAAACAAAGATAATTTTTCAACCATAAAACGCCCCTCGATTAATTAGTAGAGAATACAATATAATATATTTTAATAGAATGCGCAACCATCAACTAGTGTAACAATTGACCTTTAAATATAAATGTTGTTGACTTTTTAAAAAAGCGGGCGTACGATGATTTAAATTTACACATAGGGAAGTGCGGATGGAAGCACGGAAGATTGCCGATATATTAGGAAAGAAAGAGATGAGAGATATTTTGAGAATCTCTGCTCGTGATTCCACCAGTTTCGACGCTGAACCAATCGCGAACAGAGATTTACTTACTAACAACGAGGGAAATGTTAAAACAAAACCCTTGAAAGATCAAGTTTTAAATAAGACCAAAGACAAGAAAAAGCTTGTACATGATCGTTTTCATCCATCTTTATATATACATCAACGAAAAAAAATCCCTATTATTGCAAAGGCTTGTTCTAATTTAGCAGATTTATATTTTAATCCGACCTGCAAACATTTTGGCAAGATATTCTTTAATGATGAAAAAATAAACAAGAATAAATCCTATCGTAAAAGACGATCGGAGATAAGAGAAGCCATTACTCACAGATTTGTTCAAGTGCTAATCCACAATTTGCATATTGGGACGATGGTCGTTGGCATGCCGATTCGTGAAGAAGACAGAATAAAGTCAATTCATCAACAATTTCATTTTTACAGCATTAAGAAATTGGCGCAGAAGGCAGACATATCAGAAGATCGTGCGTATAAAATTATTAATATTTTGAAAGATTATCACTACGTTGACATTACAGAGCACAAAACTAAAGATGTCTCAGGAAATTATATTAGTTTACCGCCTGCGATTACAGTTAGAGAAGGTCTTTTGCTTGATTTAGGTGTAGAGCCTCAGGAGATTAATACAGAGAAGTTGAAGAATCAAAGAATCTTGGATTTAATGAATGCGCATAAGAAAAAGATTGAGTATTTCCATAGAGAGCGAGCTCGAATAAGCCAAGTTAAGAATCACATGAAGACCATGAGAAAAACACTTCAAAAGTCATTAGAAAAGACAAAAGTTGAAGTTTCAAAACCACTGCAAAATAGCAAACACAACGACCCAAATTTTTGGTCTAATTTTGGAAACATGAATGGAAGATTACAAGAATTTAACGCCGGAGATGCAAAGATACGTTTTGAACAAACTCAAGAAAGTTTTCAAGACTCGTTCCACTCCGAGAATGAGAAGTTACTATCCCAGGGAGTCAAATCATTACAAGGTGAAAGAAATGATGGAACGCAAGAAGAATCAGGATTTGGCCTATTTGATACTGGAAGAGTGGAGATCGCACGACATGTATCAGAAGACGCACCCAGACTACAATTGGGAGACTGGCAAGATAGAGAGCCCAGAGGGGACTTTATTGATGAAGCTAGACTAGAGAAAGAAAGAAAAGACAAAGAACACGAAGCCAACAAAGACAAGATCAAAGAAATATTGGACAGAATCAAGAAAGAACACAACTTAATCGAATAAAGCCCACAAAAATCTTTGGGTAAACCCCCACGCCATCATTATACCTGCCACCAAAAAAAGAATAAAAAACGATCATTCTCAACGATAAAAACACACCCTTAACTCAGTAAATGGCTCAATATAGAACAATAGGTAAAATACCTACAACTCATATTGAAATATCTTCATACTCTAAAGCTCTAAAAGATATACAAAAGAAAAAGACTTTTTTTATATTTTTAAGACTTAAAAGCGTATAGATAATTAAATGGCAATATTTGTTAAAAAAATTGAAACTATAATATATTTAGTTGTTGACATGAGATGAAAACCATGTCAGGCTAATGATGATGGAAAGTGGCAAACGGTAAACAATGACTTCATCTTGTCACCCCAAGCCTACCCAGCTGTTTGTTACTTTCTGTTATTATATAAACACAAGGGAAAAATATGGACATCAACAAAGAAGACGCATTGGTAACTGTTACTCAGCATATAATTGATCATATTAAAAAAGTTTTATCAGAATTAAATTTAAGCAAAGAAGAAAATCCTACTCAATTCTTATTTAATCTTATCACTCATCTTTCTATGAATCTGATTATTCCACTTTTTAAAAACGTACAAGACAAAAACGCTTGCAAAAATGTGTTAGATCAAATTTTAGACCAAATAAAAGAAGGCGTAACTTTGTCATGCAATCTCGATGGAGATAATCATGGACAGCACTAAAGAAGAAGATTTGACCGAAGAAGAAGCTAATCAAATTGTTGATAACGTTATTAATTTATTTTTAAAAAGCAGATCTCAATACGTATTTTGCAGCTCTGTTGTTTCTTATTTTGGTGTTTTGGTTGATCTTACATTGGATGCTTCTGCTCAACAAATAAAATCGAAGGACGATGTTAGAAATTTCATTATTCTTTGCAATTTTTTAGATAAAGAAATTTTAAAAATTAAAAACAAATTAATGTCTTTGTTTGGTGAAGATTTAGAATTATTTGAATCTCTTTTTGATAAGTCAAAAGGTATGCACTAATGACAGCGATAGGATATAACAAAGAAAAGAACAGTATATATTTTGAGCATGGTAAGAATCCGGATGTTCGGAAAGTGTATTTTAAGAAATATTCAGGTACAGCATCCGGAAGAAAAGCATTGTTAAGCTTAAAAGACCTTGAAAACATATTAGGTTTTATACTGAAGGATTTGACAGACACTAGTGATGAAGATGGAATTGGTCGAAAGCATGCTAAATATATTAATAACTTTTTGTTTGGATTGCAAGAGAAATATGATTACGACTTAGGGGTTAAAGAGAAGGAATTATAAGGAGATTGCCATGAAACTTGATTACGACATTGACTTTTATCATGTGATTAAACAGAACAAAAGAAGAGTTGAGCAAATGACGGAAACGGATTTCTTTGATGAGTTTGAGGACGGATTAGATGATTTTACAGAGGTTAATTTAACGCCATACAAAGAGAAGTTTAAATACTGCGCAAAAACAAAAGATAGCCAAACAACTGAGCAACAATTAAATAATAAGATTAGCAATTTACAAAAAGATATTAGCCAGTTAAATATTAAAATCATGTCAGAAAAAGCAAAGTTAAACAACAAAGAATTTTTAGAGAAATCTCCCAAATCCATGGTTGAAAAAACAATGAAAAGAATTAAAGAATACGAGAAAGATTTAAAATCAAAATCCAATGAAAACTTAAAATTGATTGGAAAATTAGATAGAGTTAAGTGATTGTAAATTAAAACGTGCTTGTAGCTCAGTTGGTCAGAGCAAGTGACTCATAATCCCTTGGTCATAGGTTCGAGCCCTATCAGGCACAGTTAAATACAGGAAAATAGCAATGGATAAATTAAAGTTTTGTTGTTCGTGTACTAAAGAAATTAATGAAGAAGAAAAAATGATTAAATTTTATGAGATTGCCGAAAGTTTAAATCAAAAAGAAGTTAAAATTCCATTTTATCAAAAAATCAAATGTTTTTTTGGGATTCATTTCCCATCGTTTCTTATTTATGATTATATTGCATTTCACAGTTTAGAAAATTTTGCAACTTTAATTGATATTTGCGATTGTTGTCAAAAAGTTACCAGAATAAAACATTTAAGAAACAATGATTACCCTTTTGCTAGAAAAATAAAAGCAATTTTACATAAAGAATTTAGAGGTGAAATTTAATGACTACAAATACATCAGACCAAGAATACATTTTTGAAATTGAAAAAAGACATGCAGAATTGTGCAATAAAATATTAGAGTTAGAAGATAAAATTGAGGAATATGAATTTGAACGAAAACTTAAATTATATGTTAGCGATAAAGATAAAGATGAATTGAAAAAATCTGTTTATGTTTACCCTTTACATAAATATACATCAATTCAATTTGTTTCAAAATTTGAAAGTAAAGAAAATTGTTTTAAACATATTAAAATTAAAGAAAATTCATCTTTTACGCATAACCCATTCACGCCATTTGATTATATAGAACTTAGATATACCGATGTAAAAGAACTAATCAAGTTTTTACAAGAATACATCAAAGACGTAGACTCAGAATATGAAAAAGTAAAGGATGGTAAAGATGAATAATGAAATCAAAACAGACAAGATATTTACTGAAGAAGAATTTATTTACTTAAATTCAAAAATTTCAGAAGATAAAATTAGATTTTTTAATCAAAAAGGGTATTCTAATTTTTTAGTAGTTTTGATTGAAAAAACAAAAAAACATACGGATTTTAAAACTGCTAAATTTGAACGACTGGAACAAGCTATAAAAGATTTGACTGAAGAAGAAAAAAATGAATTTTTTAGTAACTTTAAATTGGAGCAATAACTATGTCAAGCCAAGATACCCCAGAAGAATACCAAGCTAGATTAGATATTCTTAAAAGCCAGCAAAAAATTGTTGAGTTAAAAGAAAAAAACCAAGAAAGAGCAAGTATAGCGCTTTTAATTTTGATTTTATTTTTAATATTTTTATTTATTATTTCTGTTTTATTTGGCACAGGTTATATATACGGTTTGTATAACGTAAAACTATCATCTCTTCATGGAGAAGCTGAGCTTAAACGAGCCGAGTGGAATAGACAAATTACAGTTAAAGAAGCAGAAGCTAAAAAAAATGCTTCTGTTATGTTAGCTCAAGCAGAAGTTGAAAGAGCTAAAGGTGTTGCTCAAGCAAATAAAATTATTGGTGACAGTTTAAAAGGCAATGAAGACTATTTGCATTACCTTTGGATAGATTCTTTGCATAATACAAAAAACCAAATTGTTTATGTCCCAACCGAAACAAATTTACCTATTCTTGAAGCATCAAGAAATAACAAAACACAGATAGAAAAGGACAATAATCATGGCTCAAAATAGATTGTTTCAACTGGCATCAAAATCTTATACGGCTGTTTATGATGCAAATAATAACCAAGTAGAGATAAAAGCTAATTCATTGGCAGATAAAAATCTGTTGATTGAACTCATACATGATTCAAACACGCCTGAATTTCATATATTCCCAGCGACATCTAGAAATGGATTAAAGTTGCTTATAAGCCATAATGATTATTTGTTACTCAAAAGAAGATTAAGTAAATATGAAGATGTAAACTTTAAAATTAACTTTCAAGAAGAAGAGCTTGTTAGCAATACAAACAAAGTGAGCAATTCAATATGAAAAACTGGATCAGCGTTAAAGATAGATTGCCTGATATTGAAAAAAATGTTTTGTTAATTTTAAAAACATGCAATAAAGATATGGCTATTGGTTATTTATATTGTGAAAATGTATTTTTAATACAATTGCCAGAATGCCAAAATGAATGTGATTTTGGTGATGAAGAATGTAATTGTTGTAATATATTTAAATCAAAAGAAGTAACTTACTGGATGGAATTACCAGAGCCACCAAAGGAGAATGAAGAATGAACCCGTTTGATTATGAAAAAGTTAAAAAAAAAGAAAAAATGTATTTTTCTACATTATTAAAAGAAGAAATTTTTTCTATTTTGTATGCTGTAAAAAAAACTTCTTCTACAAAAAGTATTTTTCATGATTACTTGGCGAGAGATTATAATTACGATCCATATACACCAGAAGTTTTTAAAGAAATAGAGCATTCTTTAGATTATTTTTTCCCTTTAGATATTAAAACTTTTCATTATGAAAAAATAAATCAGCCTGAGTACGACATTCATGTTGACGATATTCTAGATGCAAGACATGGAAATTTAGAAAATAAGGAATCCAAATGAAGTCTAACTTAATATTATTTTGCGAAAATTGTCATTCTTCAGCTTTAAAAACTTTCTATAAAATCCAAAATCTTGAAATAGAAATAGCTGAGCTTAAAAAAAATGTTAAAGAACTTGAAAGCATAGAAGAAAAGTATTGTATAAACAACCAAAAGGAAACTAACAAATGACTAGCAACTTTTGTGAGAAAAGACAGTTTGATAACCTATTCAAGTCAAAATGCGTAGATGACCTTTTAAATTGTCTTGAACAGTTTAACGAAATGCACACTTGGTGCAACGATGTTTTCAAAGACCCACAAGGTAGGGACTTGATGCTTACAAGGATACAAACCAATTTGCAATTATGCCTGAAAGAGATCAAGGAATTTTACGATAAGGGGTAAAATATGATCGTTGCAGGAAATGGGATATATGACACATGCAGTCTTTGTAAAAGATTAATAAAAGTTAACAAATTTATTTTTGGATCATTACATTATTGCGATTCAGATAATGAATTAGAAAGAGAAAAAAGGTTAAGTGATTTTTATAAAGATAATACTTGTAATGATTGCGGTCAATTTTATCTTGGAAGCATAGACCTTCACGTTTGTTTTAAAAAATTTATGAATAGAAATACTTTATGCTCAGAAAAAGAATATGAAGAAATGGCAAAAATGTTAAACTTTAATTATAAACCAAAAATTAAAGTTTTAGAGTATAAACCATGAACACTAAAAAAATATTTGCGATGTGTATTGCCGTTTTTATAGTGGCGTTTGTTATTTTATTTGGAACTTTTTTATCCAATTTTTCTGAAAAGTTAGGTTATTCATTTGTAATAATTTTTCTTCTTATTCTTAGTTGGTTTATAACTGAAGATTAATTTTTATGACACTATCGACGTTGACAGTGAAACGTGCCGGAATAACGAGACATAAGATTATTAAATAATGTTTTAAAGGTTGCCTATAAAACAGTTTAGTATGAGAACCTTGTCACGGCATTGTTGAAAGGCAAAATAAACAATAGCAAGTGCAATTCTTGCATAGTGTCACAAAAATTAATTTAAACTTTGTTAAATGTTATATGTTTTAAAAGTGACATAAGTTATTGATTTTATTTATGTTTTACATATAAATTGTTAATTGTTAAAACATGGGTTGTTAATTCTTTAAAAACAAGGAAGTTTTAAATGGTTAAAATGTTATCAGAATATCAAGAACAGGCTCTTTTTGTATCTTGGTGTAAAATGCACCCTACGCTTAAACATTTCATTCTATGCATACCTAATGGTGGCAATAATACTCCTCAATGGAACGTTAAACTTAAGAAAATGGGCATGAGAGCTGGAGTTAGTGATTTGTTTATAGCTTTGCCAAATAAGAAACACCATGGGCTTTGGGTAGAAATGAAGCGAAAGAATGGTGGAGTCAAGTCACTTGAGCAAGTCGAATGGATTAACAGAATGAATAAAGTTGGGTATTCTGCTCACTTTGCTCATGGGTTTGATCAAGCAAAAGATATTGCAATTGAGTACCTAAAAGACTTATAATGTTTAAGTTCATGTTCAATTCTTGTTATGCAAAAACCGCTAATCCCTTGGGCGGTTTTTTGTTGTTTATAATTTTTATTTGTGTTAAAATAAGACTATGTAAAAATTTTAATCAGGATGATTCATGGAAGAAAAAACTCTTAATAACCAATTAAAATACACTGGCAATAACGAAGGCTATTCGAATACTTTTTATCTAGACACAAAAGGGAAAGTTACAGGTGGATACGGTTATAATGTCAGTGCTCGCGGTATTCCAGCCGATTGGATTCCTTATATAAAAGACCAACTTAAAGCTATTAAGCTCCCAGATGAGCTGATGGAAAACGTCTTTAAATCAGACCTTTTATACTTTTGGGCTAAACTATCAGATTCTTTTCCATGGTTTGACTCCTTATCTAGCGCAAGAAAAATGGTATTAATTGATCTGTGCTATAACAATGGATGGAACTCTTTTAATGGGTTTAAAAACATGTTATCTGCCTTAAAAGAAAAAAACTATGATTTGGCAGCAAAAGAAATATTAAATAGTGAATATGCAAGATATTTAGAAAAACTGGGCAGCAAAAGAGCAATTGTAAATTCTACTATTATGTTAACCAATGATTCTTCTAAATATATTTAATCTAAAAGGAATTTAAAAATGTCTAGTTTTATCAAAAAAATTATCTGTAGATTGTGCAATGGATCAAAAAAATCAATTACTACTGGCATGATGTGGGGAACATGTGTGGAATGTTCTGGAGATGGTTATATTTATGATGTATTAACGGATGAAGAAATCAAACAAGTTGAAGAAAAAGAAAGATTAAAAACCGAACAAGAAAAAAGATTAAAAAAAGAAAAAATGGTTAATGATATAGCTTTAAAATTAACTTATAAAAACGTATCTATTCCAATTGAAGAAGCCAAAAAAATTGCTGAGGAAGAATTGAGAAAGCAAGAAGAATTAGAAATTAAAAATGATTTGGATAAAGAAAACACAGAAAAAAGTCGTAAACCACGTAAGAAAAAAGAAGAAATCTTAGATCAACCAAAAGAAGAAACAGCAGAGGATTTAATTAATAGCTTATGAGTACACCAGTACAGTTAAATTTACTTGAAGATGAAAGTTTCCATGAAAAATTTAATGGAAAAGTGGTAAATTTATATTCTCAATGCAATGATAAGTATAAACCAGAATATTCATCAATTGCATTGGCTATTATGTCAGAAGGGTTTTCATTAAAAGTATTAGCAAAAAAACTTGGTGTCGCAAGGCAAACCATTAGTGTATGGCGAAAAGATCATCCAGAATTTGACAAGGCAATTGAGCTTGGCAAAGAGGCAAGTGAGGCTTTTTGGGAAGAATACGCATATAGAAACAAAGATGAAAAAGACATACGAAAACTTTTGATTATGAACAAATGTGATCTTTCTGAAAACATAAAAACTGATCAAACGATCACAGCTGATCATTTAGATTTTCTTTTGGCTACTAAAGAACAAATTAAATCAATGGAATCTCAATTTAAGGAAATGGACAAAAATGAATGACGGATATGATTCATTGATTAATTTATTACCAACATTGGAAAATGAAACCATTTTAAAACACATGGACGATAAAAATAATTTTTATTTTTTTGAGTCTGAAAATAAACCATTATTTTATTTTGATTTTATAAATAAAAATGTTTCTTTTTTGGCATTAGATTTTAATAAATATCTGGAAAAAAAATGGACTAAAGTCAATAAACTCCCGTATCAAGAACTTACATTTCAAGAGTTAAAAAATAAAATTTTACCAAGACAAATTTTTAAAATAAAAGAAAATAATAACTTTTATAAAGTTATATTTACATTTATTGATGATTCACCTTCAATTTATTTTATTAATATTGTAGACGGTGAAAATAATTTTCCTTTTTCAAAAATTTATTCTCCTAGTAAATTTGTTCTAAATTCAAAATGGGTTATTATTGGATAGAATATGTCCAAAAATTACATAGTAGAAAACGAAGAAGAACGAATACGAAAAATATTTCAAAATAGATTTGATCATTATGCTCATATATGTTTAAAAATTAAAAACAAAGGTAAAGACATGTTTGAATTTCCTTTTGTGAGATTCAAATTCAATAAAGCTCAATGGTACATTCACAAAAAAATAGAAGAACAAAGAGCACTTAAAGGTTATGTTCGCGCAATCATTTTAAAAGGTCGGCAACAAGGGTGTTCAACTTATGTTTCCGGTAGATTTTTTTGGCATGTTACCCATCGATTTGGGTGCAAAGTTTTTATATTAACTCATTTAGCAGATGCAACATCTAACCTTTTTGATATGGCATCAAGGTTTTATGAAAATTGTCCAAAATGTTTTTGCCCTGAAGTAACAACCTCAAACTCAAAAGAATTAATATTTGGCGGACTTGATAGTGGGTACAAAGTTGGAACAGCTGGCAATAAGTCTGTAGGAAGATCAGATACTATTCAACTTTTTCATGGTTCAGAAGTAGCTTTTTGGGAAAATGCGGAAGAGCACGCAAAAGGTATTCTTCAAACCGTACCAATCCGAGGAAAAGGCACTGAAATAATTTTAGAGTCAACAGCTAATGGCGTTGGCAATTATTTTCATGACCAATGGAAAATTGCGGAAACTGGCATAGATACTGATTTTATACCAATTTTTGTACCTTGGTTTTGGCAAGATGAATACAGACTTCCTGTTGAAAATGGATTTAAATGCACCTCTGAAGAAGAAGAGCTTAAAAAAATATATTGTATTAATAATGATCAAATAAATTTTAGACGTTATAAAATTAATGAGTTTAATACTCAAGGTGGAAATGGAGAAAGACGATTTTGTCAGGAGTACCCTTTAAATGCTAATGAAGCTTTTCAAGCCAGCGATACTAATTCTTTTATTGATTCCAACACCGTTATGCTCGCAAGAAAGTGTAAGACATTGGCATTGGGACACGTCGTTATTGGTATAGACCCAGCAAGGGGAGAAGATAGGACGTCAATAGCCATTAGGCAAGGCAGAGTATGCCATGAGATTATTAGTAGGCAAACCAAAGATTTGATGATTGTTGTTTCTATGGCAATTGAAGTAATAGAAAAATGGAAACCCATTAAAGTATTTATAGATGTCATCGGAATAGGTGCAGGAGTAGTGGATCGCTTATTAGAAATGGGGTATGACATGGTTGAGGGCGTTAATGCAGCCAAGACAGAAGGAATTGATAAAAACAAATATTTTAATAAAAGAGCCGAAATGTGGGGGAAAATGAGTGACTGGCTTTTAGATGAGCCATGCCAAATACCCGATATTGACTCATTGCATAGCGATCTTTGTTGTATAGGCGTTCATGATCATACGGTTAACGGCGTTTTAAGAATGCAAAAGAAAAGCTTAATTAGAAGCAAACATGGCAGCCCAGATGAAGCAGATGCTTTGGCATTGACTTTTTCTAAACCACTGTTTCAAAATGATTCAAAACGTGATAAGATAATAGAGCAATTTGCTTTATCGTCTAAGATAAAAGCACAACAGGATATTAATTTTACTAGGAAATTCTTAGGATAAGAAAATGGAAGTACGAAATCAAAAGACAACTTTTTTAAGTTTGGTTAAATCCAAAAAACTCCCATCCCCTAGAAAAACAAATTACATCGATGATATATCTAATGAAAAAGAAAAACTAAAAGAATTGGTCAATAAATATAGAGAATCATTAGAATTTACCAAAACAAATTCTGATTTATTTAATGGATATAAAAAATTTCTTTATGATTCAAATTTAAACGATAATGAACGTGTAGCATTACAAGATCAAGACAAACCTCAATTGGAATTTAATCAGATAGGTTCTTTTGTTTCAAGATTGTTGGGTGAATTTTATAAATATGATCCATCAGCACAAATAGAGTTCAATGATGATACATTTTTAAACAATGGTCAAATGATTGAAATTTTAAGAAATCATATTAATCACGAAATAAATGATATTAAAACCAAAAGAGAGTTTTTTGACATATATAAAGATTTACTTTGCGGTATGTAGTGTGTCAAAATATACACAGAATATAAAAATCATTATTCTTTTGATCAGGTCATTAAAATAGAAAAAAAAGACCCTACCAATTGCGGATATGATCCAGCAGCTAAAATGCCAAATAAAACCGATGCTAGATATTGCTGGGAAAAGTTTACATATACAGAAGAAGAATTTAAAGAACTATTTCCAGATATTGACATTCAAGACATTAAATCTTCTTATCAAAATGCCAAATCTCCTTTAATTGGATCAAAATCTAAAAAGTTATTTACAGTAATTGATTTTTATGAAAAAGTAAAAAAACCAGTGACAATTGTATCATTATCAGATGGCTCTATTATGAAAAAATCTGAACATGATAAAAAAATAAAATTTTATGAAGCATTTAAAAAAGATTTACTTTCTTCTGTTCCATATATTACCAATAAAAGAAAAACCTTTATTGAAAAAATTGAAAGATATCGATTCACCATGGGAAAATTGTTATCTTATGAAAAAACCGATTACTCTGATTTACCTTATGTTTTTATAGGTAGAACAGAAGTCTTAAAAGAAAATGATGATTTATGCCAAAAAGAAATTATTATTCCTTATTTTAAAAATGCAATTGGCGCTCAAAAATTTATTAATTATGCTGGAAGTTGTTTTGCTAACGCATTAGAAAATATTCAAATGTCTAAAGTTATGATGGCAAAAGAATCTTTACCATCAGACCCAAGTGCGCAATATGGATGGCTAAACCCACAAAAAGCTACCGTTTTAATATATAATGGGTTTGATGAAAAACTGCCAGATCGTCAATTGCCACCGCCGATGCCTTTAGCTGTTCAAAATATGCCTCCAGAAGTTGCACAAGCATTTTCATCAAGTATGCAATTAATGCAAAATGCTCTTGGGTCATTTGATGCCTCTTTAGGTATCAATGATAATCAGCTTTCTGGTATTGCCATTATGGAAGGAGCAACACAATCCAACGCTGCAGCTATGCCTTATCTTGCAGAATTTTTAATGGGAATGAATTGTGTATTTAGAATTTACTTAAATTTATTTCCAAAATATTATATATCGCCACGGTCTATACCAATTTTAGACAAAGAAGGGAACAAATCTTTTGTTTCAATTAATACAAATAATCAAAATAAAATAGATTATCAAACAAATGATCTTGGTGTTCAAATAAAAATTGGGGCGTCTAGCTCTATTGAAAAATACAAATCTCTATCTGCTATGACAGAAATTGCATCAAAAGTTCCCGCATTTGCACAATTGCTTAATCAAGATGGGTTAGATGTTATTTTAAAGAATTTAGATTTTAAAGGATCTGAAATTTTACAATCAAGGTATCCGCAATTTAAAAAAGATCAAGCCGAAGCCCAACAGAAAGCTGCTGCTAATAATCCATTAATGGTTAAAAACCAAATTGAAATGCAAAAAGTTAAGCTTGATGAGCAAAAGCATAATGATCACGTTACTTTAGAGTCGATGGATTTAAAGAAAGAAACTCAAAAAATGATTATGCAAGCAAATCAAGCACAAATGGAACAATTTTCAAAAATGATGGAAAACCAAACTAAACAAATGGTAGCCATGCTTGAACTTAAAAAAGAAATGGTTATACATCAAGATGACCATTTGCTTGCCAAAAAAGATATGTTGCATAGACATTTAGGTGATGCTATTGACCGGCATCATAAAATACATAAGGAAAATCAACCAGAAAAGGAGATCGAAAATGATAAAAGGGTCGAAGAAAATCAGTTATAATGATTTGGTCAACATGCCAACGTCTGAACTTAAAAAAAAATATAAAGTAGGAACTCTTGGATTAGAAAAAGAAGTCAAAAAACATCTTGACGGGGCAAATCCTAACTATCATGGTCAAATAAAAGAATTTTACAATAAAGTTTATGATAAATAAATGTTGACTTTTTATTCAAAAACATTTAACATGGTATTTGCTTTAAATACCGTGATGGGGTAATAGTCAAAGCAGCTATGCTTAAATAGTAGGTACTCGACCTTAACGAGGTATCTTTTTCACCGTGGCGGGGTAATAGCCTAAAGATAAGTACCGTGATGGGGCAATAATCGAAAGGAAGCAATATGACTGAAGTTGTGGAAAGTAATACGGAAAATTCTTTATCCAGCTCTAATTTAGAATCTAGTCAGCAAAATAAGTATTTTACTCAAGATCAATTAAATGAAATTGTTCGTAAAGTAAAAGAAGATGAAAAACGGCTGGCTGCAACACAACCTGAACATTTCATGGAGAAATACGGGTTAAAAAGTCATCACGCGTCTCATGCAGGTCAGACGCATAATGATTTAGAAACTTTAAAAAAACAGGTTGCTGATGATATAAAGCGTTCTTTATTAAAAGAACAAGAAGAGTTTGCAAATAAACAACTCTATCAAGCTTTAGATTCTCAGATAGGAGAAGTTGCTTCTAAATTAAATTTAGAAAAAGATAATTATTCTGATTATGACTCCATCATAGGTGTTCAAGTTAATAATTTACGGAATTACCCTCACGTTTCCGTTATGGCGAATTCTGTAGATAACACTTCTGATGTTATGTACGAACTGTTTAAAGATGGGATTATGTTGGATTCTTTGGAAAGATTAGGGCAATCTAATTTTTCATTGTTGCAAAGGAAAATTAAAGATATTTCCGATGCAATTAAAGAAGCAAAACAAATCGAATCAATTAAACAGCCAAGACCTCCACTTAGTCAAATGCGTCCTTCTAATAAAAGCTCAGCTAGTGGATTCACAAATAGCATTTCTGATATGGCTAAACGCTATAGATAATTAGAATTGTTTTTGTAGCAGTTAATCCTCTAGCAAATAACTTATTATTTTTAGGGGATAGACATGGCTGCTCAAAATAACAGATTGATTTCAGTTGCAACGTATAACCAAGCAAATTTAGGCAAATTAAGAAACACTTCAAATATTATTTCAACAGCATATAAAAAATTTGAAAATTTTAACGAAGATTTTTCAGCCAACTTAGGCACTACAATTCAGTTTTCATTACCTTATCGATTTAACACTGTAAATGCTCTTGAATTTTCAACTCAAGCGCTTCAACAACGTGTTGATACATTAACAGTGGGTCAACAATATTCAACTTCTGCTGCATTAAGCGATCCACAAAGAATTTTGTTCTTTGAAAAAGGAACGTCATCTCCACAAGATACCGATTATTATATGGAAAATTTTGGGAATGATATGGTTAACGCCATTAATACTCAATTGGAAACTAATGCTGCATCAAACTTTATTTCTGAATTAAAACAAAAAGATGCAATTACAAAAATTGAAACGATAGATCGATCAACTGGTGGTTATCGTTTTTATGGTAACGGTGTTACTCCTATTAACTCTCAAACGCAATTGGCTGAAATGAATGCGTTTTTTAGAGCTTATGGATGCGAACATGAAGTTTTAAATGCGTTTTTTCCAATGATTAAAATTCCTCAATTTTTAAATACTTTTTTAAATCAATTCGTTCCTGAACGAAATGAAGAAATTGCAAGAAAATGGATGCTTGGAAATTATGACGAAGTTGATTATTTTAAATCAAACCTTATTCAAAAGCATATTTCTGGAACCGTTGGTACAGCACAACAAACGTTAACGGTTGTTAGTGTAACCACAGATATTAATGGCGATGTCATTGGAATTACTGCTTCTGGCGCAACTCCGTCTGATCCTAATGCCGTTTATGCTGGCGACATGATTCAATTTAATACTTCATCTAATTTAAATTTGTTTTGTGAATTTGGATCATTTAACCAAGGTTCTCCAATTGGAATTCCGGCTCAAAATAGAGTAATTGCACCAGCTCCAGCTGATATATCAGGGAACGTATTTATTTCATTATTTAGACCATTTCATGTTGGTAGCGCAATTAATGATGCTATTAATATTGTTCGTCCTATTGTTCCAGGAATGCAATTTACTATTCCAACGTCTCATTTTGGTGGTTCTTTGCATACTAAACGTGCATTTTTAACGGCAATGCCTCGTTTGCCAAACCAAGACCCATTCCCATCTTCTTCTATGTATGATGCTGAAGAAGGAACAAGCTTGTTGTTAAGTTGGGGTTCTGTTTTAGGTCAAGCAGAAAGAATAATCGGGTTACAAGCAATCAGCGCTATGAAACTAGTTCCTGATTATGCAATGCGAGTTTGTTTTCCTCTTTCTTAATTTTGTAAGGGGCTTAATTGCCCCTTTATAAGGAGCATCACATGTCAAACGTACCAAATACGCCGATTATTTCTCAGTCAAACTTATATATGACGGGTTTAGATATCCAAAAAATTGGAACAACTACCTTTTCTTTGGCGCCTGGAATGTGTCGGGATTCTACTGATTCAATGGATTTAACTTATGGGTTTGTAGATGATTTTAATAATGTTAATAATCAAACAATTATTTTAGATGTTGCTAAAAATGGAGCTAATGGATTAGATACTGGAAGCATTGCTGCAAATACTTGGTATTCAGTTTATGTTATTGGTTCAAGCACAAACCAAAGCCCAGTCGCATTAATTGCTACATTAAGTTCTAATGAAAAACCATATTTACCAGCGGGATATGATTGTTATAGATTGAGAACATTTTTTAGAGTTGATAATAGTTCATCTATTATTCGATTTAATGCTTTATACGATGGCGCTAGCATTGAATATAATTTTCTTGAAGATGTTCTTCCATTAACTGGTGGCGCTGCTACTACATTAACCGATTTAATTGTTGATAGTTCTATTCCTCCAGTTCAAACAGCAATTATGAATTTAGGTTTTGGATTTACGCCAGCTGCTGCAGGAAATGTTCTTGAATTGCAACCTAGCAACTACCAAGGCATTACTGGTCAAAAATACAGCGCTCAAGTCGCATCTATTCCTTTATTTGGTCAAGCCAGTGTTTTTGTAAATGATAATGGAACAAATAGAACAATTAAATATAAAGTATCTGCTGGAACTGTAAATTTACAAGTTTATGCATTTACTTGCGTTGTTTAATTTTATTTTAATATTAGGAGCGAGTCATGACTAATACAGCACAACAGCTTATTACTCGCTCTTATTATTTATCTGGAATTATTGCAAGAGATTTTGAAACGCCAACAGGTGGACAAATACAACAAGGATTAGAAATTTTTAATTCTTTATTAAATTGGAAATCTATTGAAACTGAATTATTGCCTTTTTATAAAATTTATAATTTTGTATCACAACAGGGCGTTGAAAAATATTTCATTCCAAATTTGTTTGAAGTTGAAAGTTTAACTTTTTTACTAAATGGCAATGTTAGATATTCATCTCATCAACAAACCAGAAATCAATATTTTGGTACATTTAGGGTTAATAATTTAGAAAGTCTTCCACTTAATTGGAGAGCAGAAAGAGTTAATGATGGCACTGATATTTATCTTTATTTTGTACCACAACAAAATTATCCAATACAAATTGTTGGGAAATTTGGTCTTTTAAATGTAACTTTAAATACTGACCTTGAAGCTTTTTATGATAAAGGATACATAACTTATTTAGATTATATATTAGCTTCTTATTTATGCGACCATTATGGTGGTTCTTTGCCAGAAAATACTCAAAAAAGATTAGAATCGATGGAAAGAAAATTGACTTATACAACGACTCCAGATTTATCGTGCAATAAATCTTCTGTATTTAATGCAAATGCAGGGTTTAATTGGGGTTATGTTAATATTGGTAAGGGATATATTCCATAATGTTAAACAGAAAACAAGCAAATTTAGAAGAAATCGAGTTGGATATTGTTGGCTCTTCTACCTTTGGAAAATACCAAACTATTTCAAATTAAAAAACGTATAACATGTATATTTCTGATGGCTGGCTTGTTAACTATGCCGGTTATGAAGCTGTTATTTCTGGATTATCTGGGAAAGGAAGAGGCATTTCGGTAAGCAAATCTGGAAAAATTATTGCTGTACTTGGTCAGACAGCATATTTGGTTTTTATAAGCTATGATCAAATAAATGATAGATATGTCACTGAGTTAGATGTCTTAGGTAATCTTCAAACTTATACGGGATATGTTTATATAGCAGAAAACATCGTTGGTCAAATATTGTTTTCAGATAGCCAGCATCTTTACCTTTATGATGTAAATAACATTGTAATTCCATTTCAAGTTTTAAATATAGATTTTATACCTGGAAGAATAAAATATCAAAACGGTTATTTTTTATCTAATTCAATTGGAACAGCTCAATGGAGATTGTCAGCTCTTAATGATGGAGCATCTTGGCCGTTTGACTCGCAACATGTTGCTGATATAGAAACAAAAGCATCCAATTGCACTGCCATTGCTAAGCCTCCAGCTGGTGGAAACTTAGTATTTGTTTTTGGAACCAATTGCGTTGAAATGTGGTTTAATAGTGGCCAGCAATTATTTCCATATCAAAAAAACCAATCTTTCAATATTGATTATGGCGTTATAAACCCATCAACAATTGCTGAAATAGACGATATGGTTGTATGGCTTGCTCAAAATGAAAAAGCAGGCTTTAGAATCATGTACTCTACCGGTTCCAATGTAGAACAAATTACAACCGATGGAATTGCTTATTTTATTTCAAGGCTAACAAAACCAAATGATTGTGATGCATTTATTTTTAACCTTGATAACCATATTTTTTATCAAATCAATTGGTACTCTGACAATGTATCTTTGGCTTACGATTTTTCAAACAATAAGTTTTATCATGTAAGTGATGAAAATCAAGATTATCATATAGCCAGAGCATTAGTTAACC